CCGATCATTCCCACTTCACCAGCGCTTTCACCACACCGGCCTGCGCCGCGTCCTCGTGGCTCATCAGCACGTCCACCGTGTAGCCGTACACACCAGTATCGGCTGCTATGTAAGTCTTGCCGCCCAGCGTCACGGTGCTGCCCAGCGGGATAACGTCCGGGTCTACCGCCACGGCCTCGCCAATGTCCACCCACAGGCCGGATGCCGTCAGCACCTTGCCGTCCCGCTGGTTCATGTGGGCGTAAGGCGTACAGCACGCGCAATAACCGGTGATGTCGCATACCAGCAGGTTCTCCGGCTCCAACTCCACGATCTCTGCCGTGGGCGGCGACTGCACCACGTCCTCCTGCACCGGCGGCAGCGTCAGGCACCACGCTACCAGCACCAGCAGCATCACCCACAGGACGATTGCCACTACCCACATACGCCTGCACCATCGTCTGGTGCGGCATAGCCGGGAGTATTCCCGCGCCCGCCTGTTCCGCTCTCTCATCGCCCCAGCGCCTCCACGCCCTTGACGATAGCCCAGCTTAGCCACGCCGCGCCGATAAACGCCAGCGTCCATGCAAACCAACTCATGTCGTTTCCTCCTGTCGAATGTACTCGACCTCGATAATTTCCATTCCATTCTGCCGTGCCCATAACATCACGGCAATTTCAGCACATGTCATAACCTCTTGCCTTTCCTCTGCGGTCGTGGTATACTATCCGCAGAACATTTTGGTAGATGTTTCGGAGATGCCCTGTCCAGTGCCGCAACCACTGGGCGGGGCTTTTTCTTATTTCAAGCCGACAACGTGGTATCTTCCATAACCACTGGAACGTCCAGAACCAATACCCAAGCCAAAGCCGGCCATATTGATGATGTTCACGATCTGGTCGAGAGAGTAAACATTCTCGGTGTATGTGATTGGGATTTCCGCACTCCATCCGGAAAAGCGGTTGATGTAAACAAGGACGGGTGCGCCGCGCTTCGGGGACATGAGCTTCTGGTCAACGTTGTGTTCCACAAACTTGATTGGAATAAGTGCGTTTGTCACATTCATGGCGTTGTCAAACTTCGTCGAGTAAGTGTCAATCTCGTTTCGAACAACCGCCTGACAAAAGGACTTTTTCAGCCCAAAGCCCGTAATGCACGGAGCGTTGTTCGTCAGCATATCATGCAAAACCTCTGAGTTCATGTCGCGATAAGTGTCCTCGACCGGATAGCCGTTCAGCCAGTGCATGGCGGTAATTATGTCCTCCCAGTTGTTGGGGATTTCTTTCGTGGTCTTTTTGCTCTCGCGGGCGCGGGTCAATTCTCGGATGGTGCGGGCGTTCATCTTGTTTATAACAAGGTCACCGTCGCCCTCGATACAGATGGTTGCCGATTCGATTTTCACCGGCTGAATTTCAATGATGCGTTCCTTTTTCATGGTATATTCCTCCTTCGTTTTGTTCGTGCGCTTGCTGTGACTTATGGTGGAGGTACTTATGCAGTATATAATGTTCTGCAATTTGTTCTGCTGCGTTGTCATATGGCGTTTAGCAGTTGTGTATTTTGAGGCCATAAGCCACAGCAAGCGCACGATGTTGTTTTGTTCTGTCGGGTAATTTGTTGTTATTCGCGGTCATGTACTATCGTCTGCGGTAAGCAGAAACAGAAGCGTGTAGTGTGTAGTGTCGTGTGATATGCTTTATTATAATTTCCTGTTCTATTCCATGTTTCGGGGTGGAGCTACGCGCCCCTGTTTCTGCCTACCGCTTTGCAACTACCCTGCAAGCTGCTCAATGGCATCAAATACGCCGTCAAGCTCCGTCAAGGTTTTGTACTTAACCTGAAAACTTCTCAGCTCTGCCAGCGCCCTGGCAAGCAACTTCTGATATTCGCCCTTGTCCTGCATAATAAGAACCGTCGGCTTATACCCGCTTTCGCTGTCTGTTTGGTAAAACAACCGCACCGGCGGGCTGCTTTCACTTTTGGTCTCCTTAATGACAAGGCTGCAAGCGATATTTCGCGCCTGATGCATCCGCCACTTTTCAGCAGCTTCCGTGTCGTTCCAGTCAAAGCACTTGTGAAGCTCAGTGTTTTCATCTCGTGCCTTGTCCAAAATCTGCTTTGTTGTGGCCGCTGCGCCGATGGCCGTTATTTCTTCATAGACCTTTTGCGCGTCGGCCACATACCGGCAACCCTGCCGCCATGTAGCAAAAATCATTGTCCCTCCATCATCGTCCCCATCAGCTCCTCCACCTTCACGCCGTACAGCTTCGCCAGCTTCTTGTGGTACTTCCGCAAGATTGCGTTCTTACCAAGCTCCCAATTAGAAACAGCCGTAATAGTGACGTTCAGCTTCTTTGCGACATCGGCCTGCTGCAATCCAGCCGCAAGCCTGAGTTCCTTTAACGTCAAGCGTTCATCCCTCCTTATCAATATTAAGAACTTTAACTTGACAAACGCTTAACCACCCGCTATTATGTAGGTGACAGCCAACAAAATATCGGTTATAAGCCCGCAAAGCAATGGAGCGCGATGGGGGTGTGGTTTTTTGTTGCCCTGTTTAAGCCCTTGAGAGTATTATAACGACCAAAATGGTCGTTGTCAACCTAACAACGACCATTTTGTAAGTTTTGTTACATTGCACAATTTTAGGAGCTTCAAATTGTGATATTTGATTTAGACCTTCTTTTTTCAAAGCCAAAAGGCCCAGACAATCCATTTTTATATTATCCAGAATACTATGATCAGGACGCTTCGCAAAGTGTAATTGACCAAACCCATAAATATGATATGGACAATTTTTCAAAGCACGAAGCTACAATTATTCGGGATGTATTGTATACGACACAAAAAAAGTACCCTAAAGAATTTTGGGCACCAGGGCTTGTTAATGAAAGCTACACGATAAAATATAAACCAAGATATATTCTGTTTGAAGCGGCAATACTGCTTTATAAAAATTCTGAATTACCAATAGATCAAATTTCAGTGGCGTTTGCATATTCTCAAAAAGGCGCAGACTACAGAAAAGAAGCTATAAAATTTTATGAAAAAAGCATAAATAGTGTACCGTTTTATGTTTTGGACAAATTTGCGTCTATCAGTTCTTTTGCTATGTATTTAACGCTTTCCGCTTTGTACGAGCAAGAACACGAATACGACAAAGCTGTTGTGTGGATGAAAAAGGCCCAAAAACGTGCTGAGCCAAATAATGTTTTTTGTGCCCAAAAAATAAAAGAGTTGTCAAAAAAGGAAGCGCCAAAACCAAGGAAAAAGAAAATGCCATCTACTAAAAAATTGGTTTTTGAAGAACAAGTAACTTCTGTCGCGCAATACTGTATAGATCACGGATGGCACAAGTAAAGGGTAAAAACAATGGCAAAAAGAAAAACCGTTAACGTTAATACAGATAAAATTATTTTTTTGGCAGAAGCTAACGAATGGAATAAAGCCGCCTTTGCAAGAAAGGTTGGAAAGCACAGCCGTTGGTTGAGCCAAGTGGCAAGAGGGCGTAATCTTCCTTCGCCGGAAGAAGCCGCCCAAATGTGTCTCCTACTCCACACCACCCCGGAAGAAATTTTGCCGACCGAAGGTGAGACAGCAGAAGAAACAGCAAAGTGCCAAGAAGATATTGCGCTGGTGCGGAAGCTGCTGGAGGAAATGCAGAGCGCAAAAAAAGCCCCCGCCGCAAAGGGCGAGGGCTATGATGACAAAATAACTCGGTTGTATACCCAACTCCCTAAATTATCAGATCGCCAGCGCGAAATGATATTAGGGATTGTAGATGAAATGCTAAAAAATGGGGAAGCTTAATAGACAGCCTCGACATGAGACATACGGTGTAAGCGAATATTGCTACAATAAGTATTTGAAAAAATACGATAAGTGTGCGCCGGAGAACATTAAAAAAGAAAAAGAAAAGAAAGCAAAGTCCAATCAAGACTGGTTGTCTAAGAATTGGATACCTTTGCTCTCTCTGCTTGTTGCTATAGCTGCATTAATAGTATCGCTACTGCGTTAAACAGCGTCGATGCGGCCAGAACAAGAAGTAACTTTTCTATGCGTTCAAGCCGGTTTTCGTTTTCAATACTTTGAAACACGAGCGCCATTTGTATTTCCTTGTGATCTGCATCGCTCATGTTGCGCACGTTTGCGTTATCTGCCAAGTAATCAGCGCTCGTTTTTTGACAACTCATATTCCACCACCTTAATCAACTCGTCTAACTGGTTATCGGTAAGAAGCGGTATTTTTTTCTTGAGCAGCCCCAACACGTCTTGTGTTGCAACTGCTGCCAACTCCATTTTATCACACCCCGCTGTTTTGGTACAATACATTTCTCTCCCCTTTCTTAATTTGACATATTATTTTCTCTGTGTACAACTAAGTTAGTACACTTATAGTTACGCACAAGCTGTTTGTTGCCCATAAATGGGCAACAAATTAAAAAATATTTCAGGGGGAAGTGTTTATATGTGGGCCTTTGTTAAATAGCCCCGCTGCTCCCGCAACGGACAGCGGGGCTATTCTCGCCGGTGGCCTCCCGGCTTTCCGGCTGCACGTCCACCATAGCAAAAATGACGTTATCCGGACAAGACCAAAAACCATCTTTTGATTGTTTTGTCTATATCTATTTTGGGGAACTTTACCACAATACGGGCAAATTTACTTTTTGAAGGGAAAAGAGGGATAAAATGCGAGGGTCTTTACAGGAAATTTGCGCCCAGGCACGAGATGCTCAGAACATATCAATGCAACAGTTGATTGACGAAACAGGCATACCGGAAGGTACTGTGAAAAACTTTTTTGCATCATGCAGCAAAAACCCAAGCGTATATAACGCTGGCCTTATTTGTTCTGTCCTCGGCATATCATTGGATGAATACTTTGGAATAGAGCCGGTCCTTACTACCGAAGATAAACTGGCGCAAGCCAACGAACAGTTGAAGCACCAAAAACAGATCCATGATGCCGATGTGCAGATAGCCCATCTTGAGGGCGGCATGGAGCAGATGGCAAAAACCATTAACTACCACCGCAAGAAATCGCGGGACACAAAATTTGCTATTTATGGCCTTACGTTTTTGTGCGCCATATTTATGGCTGTTATCGTGGGATATATCTTTTTTGACTACCGTATCCCCCACCAGGGGCTTATTCAGGGCGGAGAGGCCAGTATATTCGCATGGATTGTCTTTTTGCTGCTTGCAGTCGGTATTGGCTTTTTTGCCGCTATTTTGATGATGTATTTTCGCTATGCAAAAAAGTATACATTGTCGCCAGATAAGGGAGGAGATAAACAATGAGTGTAGTATTGCGGGCAGCATTATACCCGCGTGTGTCCACAGAAGAGCAGAAAAAGTTTGGCTTGTCTATTCACGATCAGCAGAACGACCTCGAAAAATACGCCAAAGCCCACAATATGAAGGTGGTAGGCGTTTTCCAGGATGCCGGGTTTTCCGCCAGAAAGAAGATTGAAAAGCGTCCCGCCATGCTTCAACTGCTGGAAGCCGTAAAGCATGATGAGGTAGACATTATTCTTGTCACAAAACTGGACCGGTGGTTTCGCAACATCGGTGAATATTACAAGGTGCAGGAAATCCTTGAAGCTCACAACGTGTCGTGGAAAACCATTTATGAGGACTACGACACGTCTACAGCCGCAGGGCGGTTGAAGATCAACATCATGCTTGCCGTAGCACAGGACGAAGCTGACCGCGCAAGTGAACGCATAAAAAAAGTGCTTGATGCAAAAAAAGATCGAAATGAGGTTTGCACCGGTCATCTGCCGAAAGGCTACAAAATCGAAGGAAAATTTGCTGTTATAGACAAAGAAGCGGAGCCGGTTATACGGAGATATTTTTCTACATTTTTGGAAACCGGCTCCATAACAAAAGCGATGGACGCAGTCCCGGAATTAAAACTTAAATACCAAACAGCCAGCCAAATGTTGGACAACACCGGATACATGGGAGACTGGCACGGGATAAAATTACCCCCGTATTTAACACCGCAGGAATTTCAGCGTGTGCAAGACTTACGCACCAGGGTGATGCGAAAATCCCCTTACAATCGAACGTATATTTTTTCAGGGCTGATAGTCTGTGGGGAATGCGGACGCAGAATGACAGGGCATCCGTCTCCACGGCCAAGCGGGGCGTGCTCTTACTCTTACTATTGTCAAGGGTCTGCCCAGAGGAAAGGATGCAACAACGGTAATTTTACTGTCGAATGGAAAATCGAAGATTACCTCTTGTCGACAATAGACGAGCAGATACAGATCAAATTGCAAGCCAAGCCGCGGCAAGAACCCAAAGCAAACCAAGATGTGCAATTAAAGGCTTTACAAAAAAAACTATCCAAGTTGTCAGAGTTATATATAGACGACATGATTTCAAAGGCGGACTACTCAAAAAAGTATGCAGAACTGACATCACAAATGGATGAGATTACACAAGTAAAATCACAAAGCCGCGCACCAGAAGAAATTGCAACCTTATTTTCCGCAGGATGGCAAGAAATATACAAACAACTTAACAAAGAAAATAAACAAGCATTTTGGAAGCTCAAAATAAAAGAAATCCGGCTATACAAAGACCGCCGGATTGAATTTGATTTTCTGTAAGTACTTAGTTTATATAACCCGTTAGGTTATAGCAAACTAAGTACACAAGAGTATCCCCCGCCAAAACAGGCGGGGGATACTTTATCCTCGCATTTTTCGCATCACGTTATCATACATTCGCGCATTGGTTACTTTCAGCGCATCCATCAACTCGTCCACTATGGCCCACGCCTGTTCCGGCGCGCAGGATGATACCGCTTGCATAAAGTCACTGTCACCGTCCACCACATCAGGAGCCGGTGCGCTGGAATACATAGCCACCGGTGCATGGTTTCTCTGCCCTTCGTGCTGGTTTTGTATAATGTACAGCGCGGCCAACTTCTCGTAGTTCGGCCAGCTTGACTGTTCCGTTTCCAGTCTGGCTATCCAGGCTTTAAGTTCCTTTTCGTCGATCAAGGGGAACTACCCCCTCTCAGCCCTCCACGGCATCCATGCACCGCTGAATGGCGTTGCGGATGGTATCATCATCCGCATTGTCCAGCATCTCTTGCAGCTGGCGCTTCATGTCATCCTTTGCACCATCACGGCTATAATGGCCGCGCACATAATGGGTGCCACGCCGTGAGTAGGAGCTGCCGCCGCCGTAGCTGTCGCGGGAATACCTGCGCTGGGAATAGTCGCCGTCGCGGGAGTAACGCCGCTGGGAATAGTCGCCGTCACGGCTGTACCCTTCATCTTCCATCAGATCGATCTTGTCGATGTTCTTGATGGTGCTTACCAGCTTATGCGCGATGTCCAGATCCCCGGCGCCCAGCTCTCCTTTGTGGGCGATCTCGTCAAGCTCCTTGCAAAGCATATCGCGCAAATCGTACATTGCTTTCATACTCATGTTAATTCTCCTTTCACGCGATTCTCTCAACCGTCAGGTTCGAGTTGGCGAAGTTGACGGCCTGAGTGCTGGTGTTTTCCATTGCGACCGTCAGGCAGCAGCCCTTCGGCACGCATACCTGTGCGGAAACATAGATATTGAAATAGTTTTCCACGGCAGCAGGCGTCACCGTCGCTGTAGCGCTGGTCAGCGCCTCGCCGTTGACAACCAGCGCGGCGGTGATGGCTCCCACGGCGCCGCCGGTGGGAATGGCGATGTTGCCGCCGTAAGTGACTTTGTACAGCGCTCTGCACTGGTTCGTCAGTCCACGCAGCGTCACCACCCCGGCACCCTCACGATGTACGATGCACGGCTTGCTGTTGACCGCGGTTTCCGTCAGAGGCACATTCTGCCCTGCGGCCACAGTCACGATATTGGCGTTGGTAAACTCGGCCAAAATGATCACTCCTTTCAAAATACAGCGGCGGAGCTATTGCCCCGCCGCGTTGGTGTCAGTATCAGCACGGGGCTGAACAGTTCGGAAATTCCGAACAGCTGGTGCTATGCAGTTGTCAGCAGCCGCAGCAGCCGGTATAACTGCCGCTTGCCCACGGGTTGCAGGACGGGTAACTGGGAATGGGCGTGGGCCGCAGCTGGGAGATCAGGTAGTTGTTCTGCGCAGCCTGAGATGCGGCAAGGCGCAGTTCCTGATTGGCGCTTTGAAGATCCTGCAGCTTGCTCTGCGTCAGGAAGTCCAAAATCGCACGGGAATTGGCGTTCGCGTTCTCCACGATGTCCCGGGCCGCCGTCTGCACGGTGTTGCGGGTGTCGCAGGCCTGCGTCGCCATGTCGTACCGCACCTGAGCGATAGCTGCCCTGTTCTCGCAGCAGCACTCCTGGTTCTGCATCTGCATAGAGGTGAGCTGCTGCATCAGCGCCGCCTGCTGGTTTGCGCGGGACAGCTCTGCCGTAGCAAAGCCGCCATTGATAGAGTTGTTCAGGGCAAACGTGGAGTCGCAGATGCCGTTATTCACCGCGTCCAGCTTGCGCTCAACGGTGGCGAAGTCAGAGGTCAGCACATAACCGTCCATCACACTGCCGTTGTTGTTGCCGTAGCCGTTACGACCCCAGCCGAACAGCAGGATGATAAACAGGATGACCCACCATCCGTTTTCGCCACCAAAGCCGCTGCCCATCATGCCGGTAGGGGCCACAGGCATGGTCATGGTGGGACTGCCGTCAGTAATTGCCATTGTTGTCACTCCTTTCGGATAAAGATGTATTTCATCAAATCGTGGCCACGATATTGATCACAAAAGGTTTTGGAACTGCCGCGCCATCGCCTGCGCCCGGTTCAGCTGCTCCTGCGTCAGCGCGCCGCTCTGCAGCATCTTCTCTACTTCTGCTTTCGGGTCGCCCTGAAAACTTGTTTTGAACTGCTGGAACTTCTGCACCAGCTGTCCAAAATTCCCCAGCGGGTTTACGTTCCCGCCCATCGCCTGATAAAACGGATTACTCATCGTCCTCTTCCTCCTCTACCTTGCGCTTCTTCTTGGCCTTCATTTCGGCCACAATGGCCGCCAGTTTGTCCAGCTCCGCCCGGGTCACATATTCCGCCCCGGGGTCCTTTTTTGCTTCAGGCGCGTTTGCAAGCCGCTCCACAAGGTCGTATACCTTCAGCGTCGGCTTGCCGCTGGCGTCCGCCTGCTTCAGGTACACCGTGGGCGCCGTGCTGTCCCAAAGGGCCACCGCCGCGTTGGGCGCCACCATCCAGCTCCTGGCTTCCTGTTCGCCCGATACCCACTGCACGCCGCTCTGCGGTATAGGGTTCTGCATCTGCGGCATCTGCTGGGGCATCATCTGCTGCTGCCTGAGCTGGCCGAGGTTGTCCGGCATAGGCGGCATATAGGGGTTTCCGTAATAGGGATAGTTCATTCCTCATCCGTCCTTTCCCAAAAATACAAAGGTGTTTCGGCCCCGGAGTCCCACGTGTCATGCCAGTCTCCGTCTATCACGCACACCACGTGGGACGCCAGCGCCAGAAGATATGTACCACGCGGGTGCTCTCTTGCGAAGTCACCCACGGAATAGCTGTCCGGGTAATCCTCCGGGATAATATGCCGCCTAAACCCCAGTTTTTTCAGATACGCGCCCCATACATTGTTGGCACTGGGCATATCCGCCAAAGCCAGCCCCTGCATACACAGCTGCACATACGTCTCATGCCATCCCTGCCCAGTGGCCTTGCAGATGGCCCTAACCGGGCAATCCCCCACGTTTTTGCCCGCCGGGTTTGGGTTATAGCGCACGAACATCACGACCACCTCTCTTTACTGTAAGCATACAGGGATATGCCCATTTCAAAGTGGCGATAAAGTGGCTGATAAGTGCGCGTTAAAAATCAGTGCGTCTCTATTGCGTTTTTATTTATTTCGCCGTATAATCAGGCTATCCCCCCCAACACACGCCGCCGTCCCCCTTTCGGCGGCAAATAAAAAGCCACACCTTTTCAGGTGTGGCTTTTTTCTGCGTTCAGCCCGTCTGCAATTTTTCGGTATGCCCTTCGCCGGCATCGTTTTACCACGTCAACAGACACGTTCATGCAAAATGCCTGCTCCACGCAGCTGCGACGCCGCACATCGCACTCCGCGATGCACTGGGCTTCCTCTTGTGGTAACTCAAAAGATTGGATCCATGCGATAGCCCTCTTGGGTGCCATGCCCTTCAGCATGGCGCGGATTTCCCTGTGCTGCTGGTTCATCCTGCTTACGCAGGCCTGCGGACCGCCTTGCGGCGGGATGGTGCCATAGGATGGTTGCGCCTATCGCCCGTTGCTCCTTTCTTTGTTTTACGGTGCCATCCACCGGTTTCTCAGTTCTTTCACAGAGTTTACGCCCTGCTCCTGCTTCATAATGGTCTCCACGCCCTGCCGCACGTCCGTCTCCTCATAGCCGTGCGCCAGCATCTCACGGTAGATCAGACGCGCCGTTTCGGTGTCCCTTTCTTTCTGCGCCCGGTACAGCAACTCGCACCACGTTTTCCGGTTCCCGGCGCTCTTGTCCATGCGGTAGATGGCCTTTTCCATCTCAAACATCAGCCGCACATTCCCGGTCTCGCTGGCAATACTTCTGGCAATGGCCCAGGTATCCCGTCCCAGGTTCGCCACGCTGACGCCAAAGATCTTGCTGACCACGGTCAGGAACTGCTTGACGTTGTACGCCGCCGTTTTTTTGCCCTGTCCGTTGGCGCTGGAAATCATGGACTTGGTGGCCCTTACGATGTCGTCCACCGCGCCGGCATCCATGCGGTCTACGGTGTAGCCCTGCAAAATGGAAATAATGTCTTTGGCGTAGGGAATACGGCCTACCAGCGTGATGTTGCCCTTCACATTGCCCTGTAGCGTGATGTTCTTGACAGCCTCGCCAAAGTCCTTTTCCTCCCCTGTAATGCCGGTAAAGGCTTCCAAAACGCGCTCCCAGTACTTCTTGTCCTTGTCGTCGTCCCGCAGGCCGTCCACGATGGATTGTGCCAATGCGTTCACCACGTCCGTTACCAGCAGGGCGCCAACGGCCCGCTTCAGCTGCTTCAGCGCTTTGCTGCGCTTCTGCGGGTTCGTTTCATACACCCATGCGTCGTAGGACCGCATCAAAATGTTCAGGCTTTTCAGCGGTTCACCCATAAAGGACGTGGCCTGCCGCGTCAGCGCGTCGCTGTCCCGCATGATCTGCGTTCGCTGCATGATGCCGTCCACCACCTGCGTCTGGTCGATCACGTCCGTAAATACCTCCGCCACCTGCTGATAATAGGCATTGCTGCCGACTTCGAGGTTCGTTTCAGACGCCACCTGCCATTCGCAGGCGTTCCAGATCTTGCCCCACGTCACCGCGTCGGCTTTTCCGGCCAGTGACATACTTTTGTCGCTCAGCCACGACATAAAGCTGCCGTCCGTGCCGTATACCTCCCGTGCGATGGTGTACCGGCTGCCCTGGTCAAAGCCGGACGTGTCCTTGATGCCCGCAATGGGTGCCCACTTCCGGGCCTTGTCCCATCCGTTGCCTTTGGTCACGCCGTTGCCCAGGCCCTTCGCCATGTTCTCCGGGTCCAGCACCACCGCCGCCCGGAAGTACGCCGTGGGCTGCTGGATGACCACGCGCAGGTTCGCACCCACCGCGGCGCCCTTTGTGTTGCCCACGATGCGCTCCACGGCCCTTGTGGTGGCGCTGGCGTTCTTCACCACGCCGTTCTGCACGTCCCGCATCAAATTCCGCCAGTAGCTCTGCGCCGCGTCGCCGTACACGCCGGACAGCACCTGCCGCACGTTCTTCCCGGTCAGGTTGCCCATGCTGTCCCGGTACCGGTAGTTGTACAGCCGGTTGATGTCCTCCATCGGGGCCAGCAGCGTGGCGTACTTGATCATGTCGCTGGCGTTCTGCGCGAACACGTCATACACGCCGCCAATATCCAGCGCGTTGCTGGCGTTGGGCGTCAGGGCCTTTGCGCTGCCCATATTCTTGATCTCTCTGGCGATGTCCGGTCCCTTCTCCACGCTGGATGCCGTGGCCTCCTTCGCCGTCTTGATGGGCCAGTAGTGCGTCTCCATGAACTTGCGGTAGCCGTACACCGCCATGCTGGCCTCGTTGCCCCACTCCGCCAGCTTCGTGCTGGCCAGCTTCTGCAATCCGTCCGCCACCTTGATCTGCTCCGGTGTCAGCACGGAGGTGATGGCCCTTACGTCCTCCAGCGTCAGCAGGATGTTCTCCGTCCCGCGGGGGATGGCTTTCAGCTTGCCGTCCCGCTTGATCTCCGGCTGCACGATGCCGCCCACCATCAGGTGGTTCATGGCCTGCTCACCGCGCTTTGCCAGGTTGTACAGGTTCATGATCTGCTCGTTGGTCAGCGTCAGCTCCACGCCCCGGCTTGTGGTGAACGTGTGCCGTTCAAAGCGGTTTTTGTACACGTCCGCATCCAGGAACTTTTTAGCCGCCTCACGCAGCTCCGTCAGCATCACGTGCTCCCGGTCCTGCGCGTTCCGCAGCGTCCGGTATACCTGCATGCCGCCGTCGCCGTAGGCGGAGAAGAACGTATACGGGTCCGCCATATCCAGCGAGATCTTTCGGTTCCGCCGCTTCCGGCTCATGCTGCCCATCATAAGGCTGTCCGCCCACTCGCTGGTCCGTGCGTACTTCTGGTTCGCCAGCGTCCGGTCGTAGCTGGTCAGCGTGGCCTCGATGGCCCGCACCGCGTTCCATACGGTCTCCAGCTCCGTCACGTTCATGTCGGCGATACGCTTTCCGCCAAGCGCCGCCAGACTGTCCAGCAGACCGCCGCTGTCCAGCAAATCGGGGTCCACCACCATGTTCCCCTCACGGGCAATGATGTCCTCGTATGCCTTTTTCAGCTTCACGGCCTCCTGCGTCCGTCGGGTCGGGTCGCCGCCGGCGTTTTTCCGCAGCCGTCCGTTCTCGTCGTAGCTGTATGCGCTCTCCAGGTTGATGTTCCGCAGCAGATCGGCCACCACCACGCGCAGCTCATCCGGGATGTGCTTCTTGTCCGTGGGACGCAGCAGCTTTTCGGACAAAGGGCCCGTGTGTCTGGCGATCTTTGCACGCATCTCTGCGGCGTACCGCTTCTCCCGGCCCTTCTGGGTCTTCTCGCTGTACTCCCGGCGCATCCGCTTTACCATGTCCCGGCGCTTTTCCCGCTCCTTTGTCAGCATTTCACGCACCCGTCCCACGGCCTCCTGCTTCTCCAGCTCCCGCCGGTCGGCAAAGGTCTTCTTCTGCCGCACCTGGTCAGAGATCATGCCGTCAATGATGTCGTTGGCGATCTCCTGAATGGCTGCGTCACGGTAGCTGTCAAAGGGGTTTTCATAAATGCTGTCCATGCTGTCCAGCACATCCGCGATCTGCTGCAGCTTGTCCGCCTCGGTATACACGTCGCTGGGGAAATAGCCCTCGCCGAACATCTCCGTCATTTCCTCGTACATGATGTCCACCGGCAAGCCCTCCGACTTGTTCAGCTTCAGCGTTCCCATGTACCGCTTGCGGAACTCGTTGTAGTGGTCCATCTCCCCGTTGAAAAGGATCTTCTGCCGCTTCAGGTAATCTTTGATCTCCAGCAGCTCCGCGCCGTGCTCCGTCAGCTCCGTCGTGTTGTCCACGATGGCCGTCGCCGCGTTTCTGGCGTAGGGCATCAGGTCGGCCATGCTCACGTCTTTCTTCATCACAGCCTTGCCCAGCGCCTCCATGTCGGCCTGAATGTCTCCGTATTTCACGTCGCTGCCGTACTTGCGGATGGTCTCGCGCCCCAGCTTTTTCACGTCCCGCTGCACCACAGAGGGCTCCTTACTGATGCGCATTTCGCCCTTCAGCTCCTGCACCCGCTGCTCCAATGCGCGGTTGCGGCTGGCCAGTACCGTGCGCTCCCGTTTCAGGTCCCGCACCTCCTGTTCAATGTCCGCTGTGCTCCGCAGCTGAAATCTGGCCCCCTCTACGCTGTTCACGGCATCCAGCCGTGCTTTTTCGTCTCCGCTTGCGTACTCGATCATCCGCACACCGGCGTTTTCCAGCGCCGCCTTTACCTCTGCGCTGGCGTCGTTAGGAATGACTGCCGCCAACACCTCATCAAAACCTACGGCTCTTTGCGGCTTCGCCTCGAAATACCCGGTCGGCATATTGGAAATGTCTTCATACAGCTGCAGCACTTTTTCCGCCGTATCCGGTTTGATTTGCAGCGTGGGGTATGTCCGCAGCTCTTTATCAATTCCCGCCACCGTCCGTTTTGTACGCAGCGTCTCTACAATAGCCGACGCCGCATCGTCCGATGCGATAAACTCATTCCTTGCTGCAGGATCCTTGATCTCGTTGGTCAGCTCCGCAAGGCGTTCAGAATACTTCTGCCGGATAGCGCTGTATTCTTCCTCGGTCATTTTCTGCAGCCGCCCGGAGTCGGCCTTGATCTCGTCAATAGAGCCGTAATCCTTTGACGCAACACCCAAAATTGCCTGGCCACCAAAGAATGTGTTGGCACCCTTCTGATCGCCTTGCTTCATCGCCTTAACAATGTTTTCCAGCGTGATCTCATAGTGCGTTGCCGAAAAACTCCTGCGATTGCCGGAGGATGTATAGTAGTCTTTCCCGTTGTAAATGCCCTCGTTTTTTACAACACCGTCAAACAGATCATCCAGCCATTGCTCGTACTCCTTCTGATTTACCTTGTCGCGGATAGCTTTGTTGGTGGCGTCCCTGTCCACTTCTTCCGTCACAGTTTCCGTGTTACCGGCCAGATATTTCCGCGTATCCAACATATACCGCATTTTTGCCGCAACGGTTTCTGCGTTTACCACATCGGCCGCATCCTTTGAAGGTAGCCCCAGCTTTTCGTAGTATTTTTGCAGTGCGGCGTTCAGCGCTTCGCCGTGTTCCTTGTGCCACAGTTTTCTTGCCGCAATAGGCGACTCGCCGCCCTTTGCGCGAAAATCGTTTACAGTGCTCTCCCCCAATTCGCGGATCAGGAACGATGCCATTTCCTGCTGGTTGTCATCCATGCGTGTGACTTCGCGCTTCATTATGTTTTCTACCGCACCCCGCCCGGTATCTTCCAGATAAATGTTCATCACGCGCGGGTCATCGCGCATTGAGCTGATGATTTTATCTACGCCGCCCTTCCGGTTCAGCTCGTCCTCCAGCGTGTTTGCCGCAGAATATAAGGGGTCTGCAAAGCTCCTGCCTTTCGACCGCTCCATACGGTAAAACAGGTCGTGGATTTTCTTGGCGGATTTCTCATTTACCTCATATTCAATTCGCGGGGCAGTTGGTGTCCATGCGTCGTAACCGTATACCTTGTTGCTGCGGAACAGCTGCGGGTCGATGGTATCCTTGCTGAACACAAACGAAATGTCGCCGTACTCGCCGTGGCCTTCGTCTGCCTTTACGATGGCAATACTCGGCATAGGAAGCCCGCCAAGCTTTGCGGCATCCAGCAGGTTCTTCTCTGTCAGGTTATGCAGCGCCAGCAGGTTTTTTGTTTCCTCCACAGGCGCTTTCAGCGAAAATTGCGGCTTGACATTCTCGCCATCGGCGGGTATACTGTTCTTAGACGTAGAAGCCGTGGGCTGTGTGAGCGCGTCCGTACTGGATGTGGCCGCAGTCGGTCCGGTTTCTGCGTTTGTTTTTTCCGCAAATGTAAACGCAGAACCATCCGGCATAACAATGCGGTGCATATCGTAATGGTTTTTGCTGGTCTCTCTTACTACGACCGCCATATTCCCCCGCACCCCGTTTATAACAACAGGCGCTGCGAAAGTAACTGTGCTATATCCACGCCCCTTATGGTCAGCCTCGCGGTAAATTTCTTTTCCGCGCTTGAGCACATAAGGTAGGGCCGCAAACGCCGCGATTTCTCCGTCGCTCTGCAGATAATTAAGCGCGCTGTTTACATCTTTGCGGCTTACTTCAATTTCTCCATATCCCTGCCTGTCTACGCGGTTTCCGTATTTCAGCGCTTCCTTTTCCGCCCACGCCCGTTTCTGCTTAATATTCATTTCACTGAAAATTTCAGAAACGTTCTTTTGCACTACCGGCTCCGTATCATTCAGCGTTTTACTGGCGTTGGCGATCTGCTGTTTGATGCTGACAACTGTTTTATCGGAAGTGTTTTTCAGGCTGTATTTTACACCGTCGCCCTCACCGGCGGCGGTTTTTGCTTTCTCCGCCTGCCGCTCCGCCGCGTCAAAGGCCGCCTGCCACTTCTGCGCAATGTCCTCCAGCTCTCCGAAGGTCTTGCCGTAGGCATCCATCGCCGCGTTGTCTCTTGCCTTGCCGGTGAACATAGCCTTGACTTTGGCAATAAATTCCTTTAGCCCGTCCAACAGCTTCTGCGCCGCCGTGCGGTTGCCCTTGGCAAACTGTGCGAACAGATCCGTGTCCTCGATCATCCGCCCAGCGAAGTCCGCGGCGATCTCGTCCATCACCTCGTCCTGCATCAGCGTTACGCCGGCTCTCTCTGCCGCCTCCATGTACCGCTGCACGACCTCCGTTTCCGTGTCCGCGCCGTTCTCCCGCATGCGGTACTCTATCGCAGCCTGCCGGAACGCCCGGTACTCGTTGGGGGACAGGTCCTGCATCCGGTGGGTGACCTCGTGCCCCGCCACCTCATAGATGGGGTTCGTGCTGTCCGCCGCGATCTGGATCAGGTTTTTCTCCCTGATGTACTGGCCGTTTGCCTGCCCATCCATAATGCTGTCCACGAACTCGATCCGCACGCCCAGCTTCTTGCCGATGGTGTTCAGCGTCGAGGCCGCGCCCTTGTCTTTGGCGATGATGTACCGGCTGTAGGCGTTGTCCGCCAGACCTGCCCCCGCCGTGGTGGTCACGGATGCTACATCCGCATTTTCTCGTGCCACCTGCGCCCTGGCGTCCTCCAGCCCCGCGTTGTACGCCGTGTACCGCTGCTCCGGCGTCAGCATCGCCGCGTACTTTCCCTTGGCCTTTTCCGCCTCAACGCCGTTCAGTCCCGCGTTGTACATGGCGGAAAAGCCTGCGTACACCTCCGCGTCGCTGCCACTTGTCTCACGCACCTGCTGATACGCTCTCTGCCCCGCCTCCATAAAGCCGCCCACGGCTTTCTGTGCGCGTTTCTGCGTCTGGGGGATAGCCGTGGTGCGCTGCGTCTGCTCCTGCGCTGTCTCGCGGCTTGCAAGGGCGATAATTTCACGTTTGAGCTGGCTGATGGGCTTTTCCGTGTCCAGCTTTACCCCGGTGCTGGCCTCCAGCGTCTCCACGGCCACCGGGTCCCGTGCAATAGCCGCCGCCTGGTTGCCGGTGATCGTCTCGCCACGAGTCACCGCCTCCACAGCCTCCGCCGTCCTGCCGTCCATCTCCGGCGCGGTGTTCTGCCGCACGTCCCGGTCATACTGCGCTCTGGCCGCGTTGTATGCCGCACGGTTGGCAAGGGTGTTCACGCCCATCTGCCCACCGCCCAGAATACCGCCAACCACAGCGCCGCCGGCAAATTCCTCCGCCGCTGCCGCCGGGTCGAAAATGGCGCCGTTGCCGATACCGACAAGGGGGTTGTCCCGTCCATAGACGGCGTTCTGCGTGGCGCGTTCGATCACGCCCTGCACCACTTCCTCCTTGCCCTCGTCCAGCATGGCGTCCACCCATGTTTTCCATGCGTTTCCGCCGTTCTGCAATTCACGGGGCAGTGTCTGGATACCGCCGCCCACTTCCACGGCGGCGTTCATCAGTCCGTTGCCGATGGCGTACACGGAAGCCCGGAAGTCATCCGCGCCGTCCGCCTTTGCCTGCTCATAGCCGGGGCCAAATACCTGTGCAAAGGAGAGCTGGAAGTTCGGGTCTTTCGCCATTGCTCGCATACTGCGGGAAATGGTGTTGACCAACCCGGAGGAAGCCGCCGCGTTTTCCGCCAGTGCGCCTGCCTGCGCCGCCGTGCTGGCGCCGCCGGTCAACAGCGCCGCAATGGCTTGCGGCACCGCCGCCACCGTCGCCGCACCCAGGTCTTCAAAAACCTGCGCCGCTTTCCCGCCGCGTGCCGTGTTTTCCGCGTACCGCTGCTGCACGCCCTGCGCCTCCGCGTCAATAGCCCGGTTCCAGCGGTTGAAAAGCCAGTTGCTGGTGTCCGGGTCCCAGTAGCCGTTGGAGCCCTCCCGGGCAAAATCACCCAGCAGGTTCTCTATCCATGCGCCGGCGGAGCTGCCCACTTTGGCGATCTGTGTCAGGCCCATTTGTCCGGCCTTTGCCAGCCCCCGCCCAACGTTATATTTCCCCGCCGCACTTGTTGTGTTCCCCGCAGGCACGCTCGGCGTAACCAGCATAGACGTGTCCGGCTTATAGGTGCTGGGCGCTACATCCGCCGCCGTTCTGCCGCCGGTGCGGATAATGTCGCCGCCCATGCCGGCAGCTTCCATTTTGCTGCGAAACTTATCCTGCCACCCACCGCTGTCTGTATTGCGGTTTGTCCGGCTTGCTGCGGGGATGTCGTTTTCCATCCCCGCAGCTTTCATTTTCTTCTGAAATGTCTCCTTCCAGCCCATCGCGCCCTCCTTATTTCCCCGGGTTCTTCACGGCGTATACCAGATCGCTGTACTGCTTCTTTGTGATGTTCCCGTTTTCGTACATAGCCTCCAGCGCCATCACCTGACCGCTGGTGGTCCTTGCGTTGGTGGTGGCCAGGTTCAGTGCCGTGCTGCTGCTGTATCTCGCGTTGTCGCTGCCGCCGGAGCCACCGTTGCCGCTGCGGCTTTTCAGCCGGTCAATGCTTGTCGTGCCGGCGTATCCGCTGCCGCTGTATGCCCTCCGTGCCGCGCTCTGTGCCGCCGCCAGACGGTCATTGTAATCGGCCAAACTGTCCCGATAGCGGCCGTACTCGTCGTTTGCCAGATTGCGGTACAAATTGGCGGTGTCCATAATGTCGCCGCGCTCCTGGGAGTACATCTGCCGCGCCACTTCCTCCAGCTGTGCCATGTACTGGTTGTACTGCTGCTGCGCCGCCGTGGTGGCATAGCTGGAGGCCAAGCCGCCGGTGCGGGCGGCCACCTGCCCCAATACGTCCTGCATGCTCATCCGCCCGTTGTTGCCATACCGATCCGCCAGCGACTGGTACTGGCTGCCCTTTGTCCAGTCCTCGTAGTTCATGCTGGTCAGCTGCCGCGCCAAAGCATTCAGCTGATCCAGATACGAGCTGTTGAAGGTGGGAAGTGCGCCCACATCCACCGGCATTTCCACCCGCGTGTAGCCACCGCCGGAATTGCCGCCGCTGTTCCCGTAGTTCAGTGCGCCGCCCACAGCGCCGCCCATTGCGCCAGCCAGGGCGCCATTGACCGCGTTGTTTTTAATTGCCGCCTTTTTCGTGGCGATGGCGTTCGCCATGTTGCGCCGGTTATTCGGGTCGCCGAATAGTCCGCTTACTGCGCCCACAACGCTGCCGGTCGTCGCTTTTTTGTTTTTCCGTATAGCCATAGGCATCCTCCTTATGTCTTGTTCTCCAGCGCCGCCACTCTCTGCTCCAGCGCCGTGTAGTCGTTGCCCAGTGCCGCCACTCTCTGCTCCAGCGCTGTGTAGTCGTTGCCCAGTATCGTCACGCTCTGCGTCAGCGCCGATATGCTGGCCCCCTGGCTGTTCACCGTGCTCTGCAGGGCGGACACCGTATTCTGCAGCGCCGTCAGCAGAATGTACATCTCCGCGTTGGACACGCCCGCCTTGCTGACGTTCTTTGTCACGTTGCCCATTGCCCAGTCAATGCGCTGGCACATGTACTTAATGTAGTTTTCCGTTATGTCCAGCGCCTCTGACGGGTTCTCCTTCGGCAGCTCGTTTATGCTCTCCGGGAAAACGATCATTTCACATCACTCCCCACCATAAACGCTCTCGATATGCCCAGTATGGTGCACGGGCCCTTGCCCTCCAGCCTGAGTTCAAATTTGTCGCACCGGTTGGCCGCAAGCCGCAGGCTGGTCACGTTGTGCTCCTTGCCCACCACATTGCCGCACGTCTGCCACGGCTTCCCGTCGCAGCGCATCTGTGCCGTCATGTAGCTGCCCTTCGGCAGCTCCAGCCGCATCAGTATCTTTGAATACGCTTTCTTGCCGTCGATGGTTTCATACATGGGGGCGAACTGCGCCATCCACTCCTGCGTCTGCGGCGTGTCCTCGCCATCCAGCAGGTACACGTCGCCGCCCGCCAGCATGTACAGCTTCTTGCCCAGCCGCGCAAAGTCCACCGCCTCCGTGCCGTCCTCCAGCACCCATATCCCGGTCTTGGTCTCATACACCATCATCCGGTGCTCAGCGCCGTCCTTCACACTCAGGTAGTAGCTGTCGCCGTCGTTGCCGGCTACCGCATCGGTAAACTCCTTCTCGCCAAAGTTGTCGCTGATCAGCACCGGCGTGCCGCCGGAGTAGGCGTATACCCCGTGAGGGCCTTTATAGAACAGCGTGTCGTTGATCACCTGCTGGCTTTTCTGACATCCATCCTGCAAGCCCTCCATTTCGTAGGTGTACATGGCGTACTCCGCCGGATAGCTGCCCAGCATCTTGTGCAGCTTTGTCTCCTTCCAGAACAGCACCGAAGAGCTCAGCTTGCAGCAGCCGGTGAATTTCCCCTCCGTGCCCACTGCCAGCGTATAGGCGTCTGTGGATAGTCCCTCATACACGTAAAAATTCGTGGGGTCGCCCAGCGCACTGGCATAGATGGTCTGCGTGTCGTTGTTGCAGCCCCACAGCCGGTTTTCGCTCTCGCAGATGTAGTCCAGGTCCGGTATCTTTCGCTCGATCTTAATGCTGGCGCTGGCCTCGTTCACCGCCGTAAACGTGTTGTCCGCCACCGTGATCGTGTTGGAGGTGACCGCCTTAATGACAAAATCCTTGTTGTTCTCCGTCTTGGAGGTGCAGCCGGAAAGTGTCACGCCGTCACCCGCTTTGAACTTCGTGGTCAAGTCCGCCCAGCCGTTTACGGTTATTTTGTTGGTGGCAAATGTGGCCTTGCTGCCGGTGATCTCCGCCGCCAACGGCTTTACGGTCTGGTCCTTGATGTCCAGATACACCTTGTCCGGCCATATCACCATCTTGGTATTCACCACGGCAAACTGCTTCTTGCCCGCCGTCACCGTGCCCACCGTCTGCCCGTCGTACAGCAGGGAGGTCCCCTGCACCGCCACCAGTTTGTCCCACGATGTCAGCGCCGTCACGTTCTGGTACCCGGTCTGCTTCACCCGGCCCTTCCGCGTGGTGATGTACGGCCACCGTCTGGCTGACAAATTCAGGCTGTCCCGCAAATCGCCGTTCTGTATGGCGTCCGACCAGTTGATGCCTCGCATCTGCACCATCTCCACCTTGTTGGGGTTCAGGGAATAGGGAAGGCTTGCCAGTCTCATCCCATCACCTGCACATTCCCGGTGTTGTCCGGGCAGTGCTGCCGGCGCCACCACGCCATTGCCTCACTCATCGCCTCGTCATACACCGCCTTGTCGTTGCCATACAGCGCCGTTTCGTTGTTGTAGTAGTCGATCTGGCTGCACAGATACAGCACATACACCCGGTCGTAGGGCGCGGGGAGCAGCAGCTCCCCGTCGCCCGCCGGCCAACTGTGTACGTAGGAGGCCATATCGATCCTCTCCCCGATCTGCTGGTCCAGCCCCATCACCCACGCCGCCTTCTGCTCGTCGCTTATGGTGTTCAGCCGCAGCTCGTCCGCCTGCGAAAGAGTATCTGTAACCGTCATGTCTTCACCTCACTTCACGATCTCCCACGTGCCGCACGTTCCTGTGCTGTTCATGATCTTCACCAGCAGCTCGCCGGGGGTCATAGGCTCCACCGGCTCCACAGGCTTCGTCTCCTCCACATACGGGATGCCGAAGTATTCGCAAAGCCCCTTGGCCGCGCTCTCGGCGATCTCCTTCATGTGCGTGTGGAACCAGGTGATGTCCTCCAGATTGTCGTGGAAGGCGTGCTCCTCGTAGAACGCCACAGCGTTGGTCTTTTTCAGCTCGTACAGGTCGGCGCGGGGGACGAGCTTTACCGTGCGCGGGTAGACCTCCTTCCGGTACTTCACCATGATCTCGCCCAGCTTCTTGCCGTTAGCGGAATAGGTGTAGTACATGGGGTGGCAGCCCTGTGCCGTTCCGTTGGCGCTGGCGTTGGTATGGCTGACGTAATGCACATCCGCGCCCCATGCGTTGCTCTCTGCCACGTTCTGCTTCATGATGGCGTCGCCGTTGTCGCTGTTCATGGGGGTGCGCCGATAGCCGCGCTTGGTGGCAATGCCGCAGCGGTTCAGGATCGGCTCAAGAATGTCGATGTACTCGTTGTTCTCAAGTGCCTCATAGCACTGTTTCCCGTCCGGGCGGGGATATACACAGGGGTTCGCCCTGTGCATAGCCGGGGACAGGTAGACTTTCGGGGCGGCCATTTACATCGCCTCCTCGTCGTTGGTAGACTTCATCTGCTTAAACACCTGATTAACGCCAGTTGCGGTCAGGCCGGACATAATGCCCACGGCGACCGCCGTAAAGTAGTCCTCGGCGGGGAAATCCGGCATATGGAATGCCAGCGCCAGCGCACCGATGATGCCGCCGCACACACCACAAATGATGGGGA